ATTTCCGCCACCCATCTTATTCATCAGGCTTGGGAGCTTCTCGAGCGGGATGACAGCCTCCTTACCGCTGCGGTTGTCACCAATCATCGCGAGCATAGGCCCGTTGGTGATACCACCCTCGGCTAGAGCTGGGATGCTGTTGATGAGACCCGTGAGGACACCGAGACCCACGCTGGCGGCGACGAGCTTGCTGATTGCTTCAGGCTTGCTCTCGTCCTCCATAACAGCTGCCAAGTAACGCATGTAGGCATAGCGTGCAGCAGACTTGGCAGCATCCTTAAATGCCTCCATAGCGGCCTGACCAAAGCTCTTGCTTGCATCGGCAGCCTCGCCAAGGTTCTGGCCAATCCCGAAAGAGATATCGCCAATCGTGCGCAAGGCATCGGTGTTTGACTCGGTAGCCTCCTTCGCCTTGTTTTGCGCATCCTCGAATGCCTTCTTCTTTGCGATGAGAGCCGTGAGGATATCTGCTTGCTCCAAGTACATTTCATTTTCTCGGCCAAGGGCATCAGCCAAGAAGTGGACCAAGCTGGCCTGATTGCTGATTTGAGCAGAAAGCATATCGCCTTCGTCAGTAAACATGCCAAGAGTGCTTCGCAAGTCGATTGACTCTTGGCCCTTGGCAAAGCGCAAGAGGGCCTTGGTGTACTCGTCAAAGGCAGACTCCTGATCCTCTAACGCCTTAACTTCTGGGGCAAGGCTTTCAATCTGCTTTTTGATTTCTGCAACTTGGTCGATGAACTCGCTGCGCACCTCAGGGTCGTCAATTTCACTAAAGTCCTTGAGGGCTTTGTTCAGGATCTTGAGTTTGTCGGCTTGGAAGGCAATAGTGTCTTGGCCTCCGATGCCTTTCGTGAGGAAAGTAAACCGCTCCAGACGAGCCAAATCACGCTCCATTTCTTGGATGAAGTTCATGGGGCCTGGCGTGCCCATGCCGCCACCATCCCCAGTGCCAAACAGAGCCTCCAGAGCTTTCTTAAACTCAGGGCTGTTGAGCATCTCCAAAAACGCCTTCTGCTGAGCCTCTAGGTCCTCAATCTCTTTCTGCCTCTCACGAATGAAGACGTTCAGACTCTCTTTCTCTTGCCTCTTAGGGTCAATGAGCATCCCGCCCTTGATAGTCTGGAATGGCGCATATCCCTGTTCGCCAGCGGCAGCCCTTCTCTGGATATCCTCAAGGCGTTGCTGAGCAGTAATTTGCTCACCAATCTTCTGCAACCTCTCCGCCTCTACCCTCTGTAGCTCACCTTGGATGGCTCGGGCCTTGGCCACATTAGCCACGGACTTAGCGAACTCGTTGTACTTGGTTGTCAGGGTCTCCACTGACGTAGTCTCAGCGTCTAGCTTGCCGAAGTATTCGGGAGCCAATTCATTGAGCTTGTTCAGGATTTCTTGCCGCTCCTCGAGGGTGTGGTTCTGATTCTTGTAGGCTGCAATAAGGTTCTTGACTGGTGTGGTCTGCTTCGCAATAGATGTGGCCGCAGTCTCGTTGGCTCTAGCCATACGCTCTGCTTGTGTCTGAACCTCCTTCATACCTCTCTCCAAGCCCATCAGGAAGGAGACAACAACGCTGACGGCTAGGATGGCCCCAAGGGCTGGTAGGAGGCTCGTGTTGATGGCCGCAGCTAGGCCTGGCGCGAGAATCGTCAATTGACTCCACATAGTCGCCAAGGCACCACTAATCACAAGCACGGGTCCAATAGCGGCAACGAGAGCACCGAAAACCACGATGACACCTTGCAAGAAGGCTGGCATCTTGGCAAAGCCATTGGTGATCATGATTAAGATCTCAAGCAGGAAGTTGAGAATAGGCAGGAGCGCCTTACCAATTTGAATGCTCAGGTTCTCGAGGGCACTGGTGAGCTTCTTTTGTACAGCGAAGGACGTGTCGTCCATCTTCTGCTGCATGATATCCAGAGTCCCCGCGCTGTTTCTGAGAGACTGGAAGAGCTTGTGGAACTCGTCACGGTTCTCTTGCAGTACGGGGATGGCTGTTGCAGCGCGGATGCCGAAGCGGTCAATGGCCTCCGTCATAGTCATCGTCCCATTGATGACCTTCAGGAACTCTTGCTCCACATCACCACCCTCCTGTGCAAGCTTGGCAAAGATCATACGGAGTCGCGTACCCGCGATAGACCCCTTGACGCCCGTGTTGGCCAAGACGCCCATGGCAGCACTAAGCTGCTCGAGACTGATACCGCTGACAGCAGCTTGGCTACCAGCATATTTCATGGTCTCGGCAAACGATTCAAAATCAAGAGCCGAACGACTGATGGCCACTGCAACGATATCGTTTACGTGCTCAATCTTACTTGCCTCGAGACCGAAGGTTCGTAGCGTAGCACCAGCAATCTCAGCGGAGCGAGGGAGAGACGCCCCCGTCACTTGAGCAAGACTCAACGTCGACTCAGTGACCTGATTGATTTCTTGGGCGCTGAAGCCGAGCTTAGCAAACTCCTCCTGAAGCTGACCAACACTACGTGCGGTGAAGATGGTCTTACTACCAAGCTCCTCTGCTTTCATAGTCAGCCTTTCAAGCTCACCAGCAGCCGAGCCACTGATAGCTGCCACGCGGGCCATCTGGTACTCGAACTCGGTAGCCGTCTCAGCTACACGTCGGCCTATCAAAGCCAAAGGCAAGCTGATGCCGATAGACATCTTCTTGCCAATGTCGCTCATCATGCGACCAGCCCTCGCGGTTCTTTTTGCTACGTCATCAAGACCCTTACTAAACCGCTCGTGGTCTAGGGCTATTTGTAGTGATAGTTTCGAATCAGCCATTGCTCAGTTTTGAACCCATCTTCTGCAACCACTCGATGTTTGCTTCCGTTGGGCGGATGTCTTTTTGTTTTTCGACACCATCCGAATAGGGATGGAAGTCTTGAGGCTTATATGGCGTAGGTCTCTTCTTACTATCTCGGTTTAGGTTGGCATGCATGCAGAGTATGCTCGATGTATGCCACCACAGCCGTGACTGCTCTTCTTTGATACTATTGCTGAAAGTCGTGTACTCCCAAAAGGTCATAGACCAAAACTCCTTAGGCCGAAGCCCCATAGACAGGCCCCCGTGATAGAGGCCTTGCCATGTTACGGGGTCTTGGTCTTTTTCACGTTTCCCAAGTCGTCGGCTTCAGATGGTTCGACGGGATCCTCGCCGCCCATAGCCACACTAATCAGCGTAGCGTATTCGGCAACGGTCTCTTCGTTCTCAAACATGTGAGCCGCAAACTGGTTAAAGTCTGGAAGCTGTGTCTTATCGTCCCCCTTATAGTGGAGGGCGTTGACCATCCCGTAATAGATGAGACGAGGGACGGCAGCGATTGGGTCGCGCTTAATCCACTCGTCCATTTGAGAGATGGTGAGAGCCTCAGCCTCGCAAACCAGTCGGAATGCATTCATGCTAAGGTGACACGTATACTTCTTTCCTTTGAAGGAAACCTGAAATTGACCTGACAACGTATTCATAGTGATTGAATTTACGCCACAAGATAAGCTTTATTGATTACGGAATGAATTCCAGCAGCTTACCAGAAATCTCGAAAGATGCTGAGTAGTCAACAAAGCCGTTCACAGGTGCATTAGCTTGGAGAGACAACAGATAGGCAGTACCAAACATGGCATGATCATCATAGTTGTCGGTAGACCAAGCTACGATAAGTTCGGTCTTGTTGGTCAGGTGATCAACAAGCTCCTCGATATCGAAGTTAGCATGACCAAGAGCAACTAGGCCATCGACCGAGATCGTGGCACTAGTCACTCCTGTTCTCTTGTTCTCTGTGCGAGACGCCTTGATGACTGGCTGTATGTACTTGCGCACTTCAGTGTTTATGCTGATGGTCGCATTGCTGCTGTACGCTACGGGGACCCATGTGAAGATATTAACCACACCGCCACCGCCAGGGTGGTTAGCAAAGGCTTCAAAAGTGCCCCAGTTGCTCATAGCGTTATCCTCAGCAGTCTCAGGGCTGCGGTCAATGAAGACACCGACGTTATTACCCTTAAGGGTTCCCGCTGTACTAGCCATGTCTTAGGCTGCGTTAATCTCGCTTACGTCGCCGTCAATCTCAATGGTGCAGCTGAACGTCGTAAAGTCGTTCACCCCTGCGCTAGCCTCCAAAGACGTGACAAAGCCTGACCCAGCCAAAGCATATTCGGATGCGTCATTGGTGGCCCATACCACCGTGACCTTCGTCTTGTCGATAGCCAAACCAGCCAAGAACTCGAGGTTGTAAGTGGCGTCCATAGCCACCACTCCCTCAAGGCTCATGCTTGCGCTCTGGGAGCCAATGCCGTAGCTGCGTGCGCTGCTACCGATGCCCTCAGAACCACCATTGGTCGTCTTGAACACGGTCTCGTAAGAGGCGTTGCTGATGCTGATGCTGGCGTTGGTGCTGGCGCCAATCAAATGGTAGTCAGTCGTGTTGATAACGTCTGGCGTCCCGCTTGTGATGAAGTCCGACCCGTCTGAGTTGGCGTTGCTGTCGTCAATGTAGAGACCGACAACATTACCTTGTACTGATCCTGTGATAGCCATGATTACGCTGCGTTATTCTTTGAAGCATCACCATCCAATTCAATCGTGCAAGAGAACGTGGTGAAGTCGTTTACCCCTGCGCTAGCTTCGATGCTGGTGATAAAACCAGTTCCAGTAATCTGCATGTCGTCACCATTGTTGGTGCCCCATACCACGCCGACCTTGGTCTTGTTGATGGCCAAGCCAGTCAGGTACTCAAGGCCGTAGGTTGCGTCCATTTGTACGACACCCTCCAAAGAGAGCGACCCACTCTGTGAGCCAATGCCGTAGCTACGTGAGCTACTGCCGATACCTGCGGCTCCAGCATTAGTAGTCTTGAAGTTAGTCTCGTATGACGCATTGCTGATGCTGAACGAGGCATTCGTTGTAGCGCCAATGAGGTCCCAGTTTGCGGTAGCGGGAGTCCAAGTGCCTCCTGCTGCTGCCGCTGGGGAGCTGGTGCTATCCACGTACAGGCCAACGATATTACCTTGTACGCTTCCCGATGTTGCTGCCATAGCTTCTGTGTTAGAATTTGAAAGAGAAAGTTCGATTTGATACGCGAGATGTCGACAAACTAGGTTGGATTACCCATCCCATTTGTCCATCTCAAGAGCGTAGATTGTTCTGATGATGTAGAAGTCGTCGAGTTCATGAGCGTCGGTCATGACGTCGACCAAGCTGATAAGCTTGATGTCGTAAGGCCCTAGACCGCTAACGCTGGCGCTGGGGTTCTTGTAGTTATCGAGGCGAGCGCGACAAGCCTCGTGGATGCGCCACGTTTGGTAGATGCTTGGATGCGTGATGTAGACCTCGATGTTGTAGGTCTCGAAGACCATGCCGTCCTTAGTGCGATCTAAGTCAGTGCTCAAGAGATTCACAATGATGTGAGGGCGCTCTATGGTCTGCTCACCCTTAACGGCTGAGATGTTTGTCGTGGGGACGAGGGTTGTGACGGCGTTATCCGTCATGAGCAACTGCATAACAACGTGAATCATGATCCGTACTTTTTCTTTATCGCCTTTCTAATCTTACCCTCAATGAGCTTTTTCATCTTCTCATCCAATCTTTTCTTGGCAACAGCCTCCAGACCAACCTTAGCTTTGGCTACGTAAGGGTTGGC